CTGGTTGTTGTTGTAGCATCGCATAAGCACTTGTCATACCACGATAATATTCTGGTTGGTTAGTCATTATACCATTCCAAAAACATTGACTACCCTGTACCTGATTATAATTTGTACCGACTACCACTGCCGTGCCGTTGCTCTTCTCGCCTAAAAAAGCACTATTCCATGAACCTTGTTGTCTCTTATAAAACATTTTACCAGTTGCTGTTGGGAATATTTTATATGTCGAATCGGTTATTGCCGGTACTACTTGTGCTCCTACGAATCCTGTGCCTGTATCGATATTAAATTGTAATGGTTCGACATCTTCCACATCCCATGAAGATGCCGGACCGGATCGCTGATGTAATTGAGATGTTAATACTTCTCCCACCGATGCCGGAGTACTAAACCCCTCAGGAATTGATAAATCGACATCAGTAAATTCAGGAGTCCATTTCCATAAATCTGATCTTTTAGAATTACCATAATAATAAGGACCACTGAAAAAATTATTACCGACATATAATCGATTATCTGAGGGGTTATATAATTCAGGTGGCGGTTTCATAAATGAAGGCATAAGAGAGGCATCTGCTTCTGTATAGACTCTCGGTGTTGCGGTGACATCTGTGCTGAATCCTTCGAGACATTGATAAGGATAATTTTTTTGAAATACTTGGAAATTTTCCTGAGATGTAGCATTCGCTTTTGGATTAAAAAATGCCGGACCACCATAATCAGGAGTATTCACTTCGTAATTAACTTGACACGTCGATTTAGGATAATTAAAATTAAACTGGAATCGATTGGATATATAATAATTTAATCTTAACCTAATAGCACGATCAGATATAGTAGCACCGGCATATTTAGTTCCAGTACTTCCTGTGAATTCCATAACCTCATCACCTCCTCCCACGGAGTTAATCATGGATGCTTCCAGGTTTATCTGATCACCAGTATTTATCTGGAGACCATCTGGAATATAAGTCTCCCATCTGTTATTGGATCTTTTAACTTCTCTGCTCCCCACATAATCGGTTGTTGGTACTTCTTGATTAGCATTACTATATGCCACCCTACGATTACTTTCAATTATTATTGTTTTACTTGCCATCCTTTTTATAATATAATTAGATTATATTTAAAATATATAATCTAATTTAATGTCTTATAGTGTCCGCTGTTATGTGGATATTTACTGATTCATCGTTATAACAGCAGTGAGAGCATCTATGCGTGACCCAGTTGCCCTCGTTAGTTTGATGCTCATTTCCGTGATGATGAATTGTTGGTATTCGATTTATTGCCTCCTTACCATTCTTAAAATACTTACTTCTAAAAGTTTTTGAACCGGATTTATTAGTAAAACAAAAAGGACATTCATAAAATATCTTTTTCGAAGTTATACTTTGTGCGACTACATCTATCATTTTATTTATATAATAATTAAACATTATATTTTTTTAAATGTTTTAAACTATTTATTTTTGAAAATGTTTAATAAAAAAAATTAATCATCCGAATAATTATTATCATCATGATCAGCACCATGATATATTAATTCGTTAAAGTTTCGATATGCTTTTGTTGGATTTGATTGTAAATCTAAATACATAAAATTATATCTTTTATTAGTTGCTTCTCGGTACAATCTTTTAAAATTATCAGCACCTTTATAAATTGCTCCATATTCTTCTGCCATCTTTTCAATCTCGAAGTCACTGGGATTAGGACCACCTATCAATGCGAATGTCGCATTTTGTCTTAAAACAGGAGGAAGTCCTCGGAATAATTGACTTGCGAATAAAAGCAGTCCTATATTATAATGTCTGAATCTGGTTGCCAGATGATATATCATACTTTTAGATTTAATGCCTAAAAAATCATCTAATATAATTGCGATAAAAGGTTGGTCTTTTTTGGGAAAGGATTTTTGATAAGTAATTATATTCTTAATAATATCATCATTATATTCATCGAATACTGTCTCTGGGAATGCTTCTTTTAAAAATCTTGATGTCTGATCATTATGGATCGTATTACTAATAACATAAACAATATCGAACTGATCCCTGTACATGTTGGGATTTAAAAGTAAATTATTTATGACTGTCGACTTGCCAGTTTTTACCGGTGAGATCATAATACCCATCGCACCTGTTGCGATATTTGGTAAATTAGGATGTATTGGTTTCTTCAATTTCTTTTCATCTCCTGATGGTTTCACCGGAAGTATAGTTAAGTCCTTATCTGCCATTTTATATATACAATAGAAAATAAATTTATAGAGATTATCTATTTTTCTATTTTTAATTTGAAGCGTTTGAGATAATCACTTATACTTGATTTTATAGTTTTTTTATTCCATAATATCCACCTACTTAAAGCACCTGCTGTCATTGGGTCATTCCAGTTTTCATTTTTCTTATGCCGATCTAAATATCTCTGTTTTCTTTTATCATCACCATGTATGGTATAATCAGACATTCCTTTTGATCCGAATTGGATAGTCTTAACCTTTTTACCATCCTTAAAAAATACTGCTGTCCACTTCTTTGTCTTTGTAGTACTGGGTTTAATTGAGACTTTATCTGCCATTTTATATATAGTATATATTTTATTTTAGGGCGATTAAAATAGAATATAGATATATCCATCTTATTTCCAGATTAAGCATAATATGGACATAAGTGGCATTGACTTATATATAAATGTTATTGCCACTTTTGTCCGTTTTATTCTCACCACTGAAAAATGGATTCATAGGGATTAATATCTCTGGGTTTAATAGTTTCTGGAACTACTCTATTGACTGGTTTAGGTGTGGGTTTTTGTTTAGGTGGTTGTGGTTTAGGTTGTTTCTTACTTTCATAATCATATCTAATTTTTTGATATTTCTCCATATTACTCATAAAATTCATAAAACTCATTTCATCATCTTTCATTTTCTTCTGTGCGACTTCTTCTTCACTTGGTACTTTTAATCTTTGTTTAAAATCTTCTGATAGAGTTTCCTCCTTGGGTTGTGCTTTCTTTCTTTGTCTCTTTTGTTTAACTTCGACCTCTACACGTTCTTTAACCTCTTTCTTCATTCGTGCCTTCTCTTTCTTTGCTTCGAGTGCCTTTACCCTGATCCTCTCTAAATGTGCTTTTTGTTTCTCTGATAATGGTTTCTTTTTTGGTTTAATAACCTCTTCTTCTACTTCTGATATTTCATCCGGTATAGTGACTTCTTTTTTTGTGACTGTTTTCTTCCTTCTAACATCTTTATTAGTAGGCATCTTAACATTTCCATTTGTAGGTTTTCCTATAAATATATCGGATGGTTCAGCGAGTTCCATAGGTGTCGATAAATCCTCTACGACTATATTAAGTTGTTCATCTTCATCTCCCTCTATGGTTGCGAGGTCTTCGACGATTGAGAGTTCTGGCAGTTTATCCATTTTATATATACAACAGAAAATAATTTTATAGAAAATAAATAATTCTATATATTTTTTATAATATTATCTATAATTTTCTATTTTTACTAAAATAGAAAATAAATCAATCTATCTTACGGACATAATCCATAATATCTTGTTTTTGTACTTCTTCCGGTCTCCCCATACATTCAGACTGACAGGCACAACAGTCACTCTTACACTTAAATGCGACCCTACTTAATAGTCTAACTATGGCATCAATCAGTTTTCTAAACCACGACATTTTATTAATATTAGAATATATATTTTTATAACATTGGGATATTATCATCCGTTCTGGATATTTTACCATCCTGTCGATTTCCCATCATTTCTCCTAATCTTTCGAATGCTTTCATCATAACCCTGCTCTGCCTTGATTCTTCATTTTCTTTAACGAGTAAGCAGATCTCTGTTGGGTTAATTAGGTCATCAGCGATTTGACCATTAGGTTGTCGTAGTCGTGCTGTTAGTTCATAAAAGGGTCTTGAACTTGGAAGATTAAGATCTATTGGGATTGGATATTGTGCCTGGAAGTGTAGCACTCCAGTTTGCTCATCGGTTGTCCATTGTTCTTTTGGAATAACAGCGATCGCCCTACCAGTATCAGAAGACTGCCCACTAAAAGATTTAATATTAAAATCAGGCAGTTCTACATGGAGTGCCGGTTCGCTTAAACTTGGATTCGGTTTAGCATCATCATCGGTACTTATAGCATTTGTCTGCTGTCCTAACTGGAATGTATATCCTCTCTCCAGTCCTAACAATAAATTAATATTACCCAGATTAGGATTAAGAGAACGATTACTTATTTGATTAGCACTTGCTCCTGTTGCCGGACCATTATGTATATCCGTTCCGGTTAATACACCCATTTTATAAATTGCCGATAAGGTTAGTGGAGTCGCTTGAACTCCTACATCTAAATCTACCTCATCATGAACATTTACTCCGTGTGCTTCTCCTCCTGCCACTCCACGAAGTTCCATATTTTTCTGGATAATTTCTGTATCGAATATCCCACCGATGTCATGTACTTGTGTGGAGAATGGTGATCCTCTGCCTGTAAAAAGACATGCGTGAAGTGGATATAAAATCTCTCTTAAAGTCGAGTTAAAATCATTATCCATCTCTCCATTAGAATCCGCTTCCTTATCACCATTTTTTAAGAATAACTCATTCTCCACGAATGTACCATCACCCTTGGTGTCGTGAGCACATGAAAAACTAATATTAAGATTACCATCGATTTCCAGAGTGACTCTTACTATATCCTCCCCATAAGTAAAGGTTGCCCAGTCGGTAGGAGATTGTGGCAGGTCTGACCAGTCCGTAGGATCTGTTGCCACTGTGATGGTTTTCTCATCTCTCCATCCTGCGACCGGATAATTTCGTCCTTGTTGTTTGGCGAGTTGTGAGACACTTAATTGTAGTGATGTATTATCGTCTGAGGCATCAATTGTAATATTTACATCCGTGCCATCAGGATCACTATTATAAACAGCATTAGGATTTGAAAAATCACCATTAATTAATTGTTCCCTGGCATAACCAAGCAGAGTCATAGGATAAGTATTTTCTAAACTAAACTGGAATCCACCTCCTGCTTGGGTTTCGAGAATCATAACAGGATCACCTGCCGGTACATCACTTCCATCTCCTCTCTTTACTTGTGATAATCTATGGTATGCCGGAGCAGGTGTATTTCCATTTAATTCGAAAGTACCTATATCCCAGTTTGCCTGATTACTGGCATTGACATTTTTATTAGTGCCTATACCGAATAAACCGAATTTAGTAGTGACGCCGAATCTTGTAAAACTCTCACGATCTACTGATGTCACTCTTATTTTACCATCTCCATTACCTTGTCCGGCACATAAGAGAACCTCGCTCTGGGCATAATCTTTTCCTCCATCAATTATTTCAAGAGCAGTTATTTGACCTCCTGCTCCTACTGCCGTGATTTTATATCTTCCATCTACTCCCAGAGCAGGTTGTGCTCCTGCCGGATAAGTTAAATCCCCTTCATCACCTACCGAATATCCTGTGCCATCATTACCGGTCACAACTGTCGCCACATCACATTTACTTAATCCATCTCCCTTTCCTGAGAAAGTTAATTGGTCTCCTATGGAGTATCCTTGCCCTTTATCAGTTATATCAGCAGTGGTGACTTCTCCTCCTGCTCCTATTGCCGTGACTTTATATTTAGCACCTGCTCCACTACCTCCAGTAAAATCACCTTCATCCCCTACGACATATCCAGTACCTCCTGAGAAGTTATTAAGGGTTGCGACTTCTCCGAGAACACCCTGGAGGTCGAATGTCTTAATATTTCCTTCCGGTCCGTTAAATATTTCCATTTGGAACTCCCATCCATTTGGAAGAGCAGGTTTAGTAAATACTACCTGAACATCATTATTATTAAAATTATTATAATTAGTTATTTGGGATGATCCTGCTCCTACAAAATCAATCGTATCCAGAACTTGAATAGGATGTATATCCACGATTACCTGACCACCATTACTAAATATACCTCTATCAGAATTAAACCCATATCCTTTACCTCTAAAAGTTCCTGTTCCCATTTCTGCTTCATTAAACTTCATCCGAACATTCTTGGCAGTATCATCCGGTATTAAACTAAAAGGTGTGCCATTTCCGTATTTTTGTATATATGATGTTTTCTCACCATTTTCTGCTGGTGTTGCTTGTTGTCCATAATTGATAGTGAATTTAGCATTATTGTCTTTTGTTTCTGATGTATAGGTACATATCCATTGACCACGATAAACACCCAGTAAAGTCGAATTATTAAGTTGTTCTTGAATATGTGAAGCGAGAGATGCTCCATTATAAGATCCAGGCACGAGAGTGACTACATGCTGTGAATAGATAGGAGTTCCTCCGAGACTGGATGGTCCTGCTCCTATTCGCCAGATAAAAGTATCATTCTCTCCTTCAATGACTTCGTATTTAGAGAGTTTAACAATACTCATGGAGACCAGTTCAATTGTATTACCTGGTCCGAGTACTACACCTTCTTTAAAATGATTTGTGAAGTTGGAGGCGGATTGCGAGACGTTCGCCCCATTATCTTGTTGTACAGATCTGAGAGTTATTAGTGACATTTTATATATACTATATATTTTATTTTTATAGAAAATAAATAATTCTATATTAAATTAAAATCTAAATATTTAATATACAATAAAAATGCCTGATTATGATTTGAAAAACTATGATCTTACTGATATGGAGCGACAGGGAATGCCGATGAATAAATTTGATAAGAAGGTTCATACCCAGTACAAAAAAGAAAAGGAAGCAGTAGTTAAACCTGAAAAGGTCTTCGAGGGTTATAAAAAACCCTCTAAAAAAACTAAAAAGTCCTAAATTAAAATATATACTAATTATAAAAGATGGATAAAGAGTTGTCTCAATTGTTTGGCAGAGTAGGAGGTAAATCCAGAATAAAGAATGCCTTGTATAAGTTTTTTCCAAAAGAGTTCGGCACTTATGTCGAACCTTTTATCGGAGCAGGATCAGTAATGCTTGGTTATAAGTTTAAACCAGACCAGAAGGTAGTTATAAACGATAAAGATAAACAGTTAATCGCCATGTGGAGAATCTTAAAAAAAGGTCCTTCTGGTGATATTAATAAATATAATACTTCGGATCTTGGTTCTTTAACACGATTACGTGATAAAAAAGGAGGTTCTGAATTAGATCGTCTTGTTTCTTACATGATTAATAGTCGTAATACCTTTGGTAATATGGGTAAGGGTAAAATATATAAGAGTACTAATCCTGTGACTAAATTAAAAAAATTAGATGAATATAAAGAAAAGTTAAAAAATGTGACTATTCTTAATAGTTCTTATGAATCGGTGATTTCGAGATATAATAGACCTGGTACTTTTTTTTATTTCGATCCTCCTTATGAAAAATCCGGTGATCTATATAAGCATGGTGGTGCTTTCAATTTTGAAAAGTTCGCCCAGAAGTTAAAAACAATAAAAGGAAAGTTTATGCTTTCCATTAATGATAGTAAAAATATAAGAGATTTATTTAAGGGTTTTAAACAGCGGAGAATAAAAGTATCCGGTGTAAGTAATAGTGAAGGTGGTCCTGGTGCTTCTTCCAGAGGTGAATTAATCATCACTAACTATTAAACAAAATATTTAATATATTATTGATTTTTATAAATAATATATTAAGTGGACATAAGTGGCATTTACTTCTTATAATATGATAGTGCCACTCTTGTCCTAAAAATCATATTCTTTATTTATTTTTTTTAAGTCTCCGTTAATATATCTTATTTCGGATCTTACATTAAGCATATTTTTCTTATGTTTCTTAATTAATTTAGTTCTTAATAATTCATGCTCATAACCTATTCTAAAATCTATTTCACCGTCTGGTATAGTTGGTTCTTTATATTTCATTAAGTCTCTTTGTTTGTATAATGATTCATCGTTAATACTATATTTATTAAGTTTTTTACCTCCCACATTAACTCTTTCGGTGCTTACTATATCCCCTCCGAATAACTTTCTATAAATACCACATATCCATTTTGTTTGTTGGTATTCTATGGTTAGATCCGGTTGTTCTCCTCTATCCCTCCATAATGCTTTGTACTCAGCATATAATGTGTTTGATTCTGTTTTACTTATTTTATTAGTTGGTATAATTTTGGTTTTATCTTCTATACCTAATTTTTCTAATGCTTTGATAATAAATCTATATTTGTTTTTATTGCTTGTAAGTTTCTTTACTAAAAAGTCCTCGCTTCCTTTTAGATCCTGTTGCCATTCATATTCTCCTTTAAAGAAGAAGTTGCCCTTATTAAAGTATTTATTTAGTTCTGCTGTTTTAATATATAGATCCTTATTTTCTTCCATAATATCATGTGGTAGTCCCAGGTACTTATTAATTTTATCATGTATTGGGTCTGCTGGGTTAAAGTTCTTTTCTTTATCTTCTTGGTGTTCTTTTTCTTTCTTTAATAAGGTACTCTGTTCGGTTTGGAACGGTTTAATAACTTCTATAAAACCCTTATCTAAACCGCCTGTTCTAAAATGGGCGTATTTATTAGTCATATAGCAGTCCTCTTCGTATTCTAAATCCATAAGCATCTCCTCGTAAAGGTTGCTTTCATCCTCGGTTAGTAGTTCTTTAAAATCTCTTGTATATTCTTTTAATTTTTTGTATTCATCTTTTACATCTTGTATTTGGGTATATGTCTCTTCATTAAATTTTTTCTTGTAAAATATATAAACTAATTCTTTAATATTTCTACATCTTGCCACCTGTTGGAGCATTGCCCTTGGGTTAATTGTATGTTCTTTATAATGAGCATAAACCGGTCTTTTTCTTACCGAGTCTAATCCATAAATAATCTTTGGTGAAAATACTACTATATCATATTTATCTAAATCTACATATTCATCAGTATCGCTTGTAATTAAAGCATAAGTTTTACCTTGGGCATCTGTATATAGTTGGTACTGTATCTTATTTATTTTATTTTTCTTACCATCTGGATCTTCATTTGATATTTCGCTTTCGTTAGTATTAACCGGTACTGCTTTCGCTTTTTCGATTATTTCCTTAAAAATAATTTCAGCATCTGTTTTACTATCACAGCATACTAATTTATCATCTACCGCATGGCATTGATTTATAAACGCATCCCAGTTATAAACCTCTCTCATCTTAATACCATCATTATGCTTGTATTTGTTTTCGATAATGCTTATGTTCCTATCGAGGTTTTTAATAAACTTCATCCTATTACTATGTATATCAGCATCTACCGCCACTACCTGCTTACATTCTTTTATTAACCTTCTTAATACTTTCCAGCAGTAGCATCTTTTTCCGTTTAGTGTAGGTGAGTTTATAAGGTGTTTTATTAAACTATCATACTCGTCTAAAAATACTACATACTCTGAAAAATCTAAATCGCTTATTCTTCTTATGCTTTCTATGGTGACTACTACCGAGTCTCCGGTTTTAAACCACCATTTATCTTGTGCGATATGATAATTATGTATATTAATACCTTGTTTATGAAAATCGTGATAATGTGAGTCTGCCAGTGAGACCCTACTAACTATCGATAATACAGGTTTATGGGTGTTATAAATGTACTTTTTTAATAATGTAGTTTTACCGGTTGCCGTATCGGATCTAATAAATACATCTTTATATTTTTCTAATCTTACATAATCATCATCGACTATGCCTTCGTCGCTTATTATTTCTCCTAACTTTTCCCTGTCTATGGTTTCGTAATTATAACCGCTTTTTACGAGTTTATTTTCAGGTATAGGTTTATATTTAATATAGTCTAATAGTGTTCTATCGCCGGTTTGGTGTAGCATCCAGTTCACTATATTTAAATGGTTATGTGAGGTTATTTGATTCCATATTTGGTCGTTATATATCTTCCAGGAACTTTTGCTTAATAAATGTTTTGGTTCTACTTTCTTTTTAGTCCATATCTTCCATACATCTTTTCTATTAAGTGCTTTAAATGCTGTTGTTAGTTTAAAATATTCTGGAAAATCCTTCCATAGATTATCTGGTAGTTTTGTTAATACTTCCTCTAATTTTTCATCGTTAATATTATAATTATATTGATTACCTTCTTGTGGTACTGAATCTAATATTTTATTACCGGTTTTAATTTGTTCCTTGGTGGGTTTCTTTCTTTTAGATCCTCCTGGTTGCTGATATTTATTTAACCAGTTAATAATTACTTCTGGCATATCTTGTAAATCTTTATTAGTATCCGTCCATACTTCTCTATAATAACCTATTTTACCTACCTCTTCCGGTGGTGCTTTTCCTTCTTCTTTAATCATTTTACTACCTGGACCTACTCCATAACCCCCATCGCTTTTAATATCGATATTGAGTTCATGGTTGTCTCTTGTTCTAATTTCAGTATTATATTTAAACCATAAATGCCATCCGTTATGTCCTGTTCTGACTGTAATGGTATTTAATGATTTTAAATATTGTTCTATATCTTCTTTCTTACATAATTCATAAAATGGATGGTCGTCGTTCCATTTATAAGCATCTAAATCTAATAAGATAATATTATTCTTCTTACCTGTCGGCAGTCCGTAATTCTTATGTCCAGTTTTATGCTTATCCTTACTCCATAAGTGTCTATTACTTGCTTTCCATTCTGATCCTGGGAATTTGCTTGTACCATGTATAAGATGGAACTTCAATAATTCTTCGAATGCTGGGTTAATCATTTTATTATGTATTATGTTTAAACTATCTTTAAGTTTTTTTGAATCAATTTTTTTCGTTTTAATCATTCTATTATATACTATGATTAGATTTTATTCTTTAAACTATTTATCAAAATAGATTATTATATTATTTAAGAAAAGTTGTGGACAGAAGTGGCACTTACTTTCTTATATATGTTATTGCCACTCTTGTCCATTTTAAACAGTTTATTTAATATCGTGAATATTAAATAAACAATTAATTAAAAATAAATAAAAAAATTATTTTTTCTTATGTTTTTCATATAAATCTTTATCGGCGGTTTTCTGGGTAGTACCTCCCATAACAAAAGAATAAACCCTGGCATAAGACCATTGCTCCTTACCCATTTTAATACCTTTACCGCCCTTTACCCCTTTAACATTCCTTACTGATGCTTTATTATTTTTCCATGCTCCTGTACCACGATTATATACTTCTTGTAAAATACTTTTCTTAATTCCGGTAGTTTTACTTATAGATCCTAAATCATGACTATCGTCTTTTTTAAATTTATATTTTTTATTATATTTCGCCTTCCAAGTACTCATTTTATTATTACTTAATATATTAATTTTTCGTACTTGATATGAATGACATCATCAGAGATTTCCTTAACAATTTTATAAACTGGTAGGGGTTCTTGTAGTTTTTCTATAATAAGACCTCGGTGGTCTTTTCTTCGTTCCGGACTATGGATCATAAAATAAACTGCTGTCCTTTTTAAATCATAGTCATGTTCGATTTGTTTTTGGGAGATATAATAATTAACATTATCTCCTGCTGTGACCTTATATTTATAATCAGATTGATTGCGACTTCCTTTTCCTCTTGGCATTATATATTTTAGTTAGATAATTATTTAAACTATTTATCTTTTAAATGGTTTAATATTATTATTAAGAACATTAAGCAGTCACCATCACCTGTCCTCCTTTAAGTGTCATCAATCGTTCGACAGTCGAGAAGTATTTAACATCTCTGCCACCGAAGTCTGTATTAGTGGAAGTAAGAGTATGAAGCATCTGAATGGGTTTCTGTCCTACCTGCTGTCCCACGCCAGGAGCATTAAGTGGCGAGACTGTTAGATCCACACCGAGATAATGCTGTGCTCCGAGGAGAGCAGTCTGGGCAGTTCCTTCGTATGTACCGGTAGTAAAAGGTTGATTCGCCACTACCTGGTCTGCGACTGATTTATTAGTTGCGATGTCTTTACTATACTCAGCATTATGAACTGATATATCAGTACCGAATACTTGTCCTAATTCATAACTCTTATAAGTTTCACTTGTGACTTCACGAGGATAAAACTGTTTATCATTGATTCTAACATTATATTTATCTGGAACATCATAAGCATCAGAACCATACTGTCCTAAAAGTTTATTAACTCCAGGTTTTTTCATGTGTGCCATAATTGCTCGAACAGACATTCCGGATAAACCTAAATCCCTAATGATTTTAGTTTCGAGAACACTGCCACCGGCAGGTTGTGCCACTGCTGGGAAGTTAGTAGTAGTCATTACTACATCTTCATAAGGTATAATCATACCACTCTCACTCATAACCATTTTCGCAGTCTGATCCATCCTTGAATCATCATAGGTGAGATAATCAGCGAGGAACTTAACATTAGAAGTCGAGAGACTAATTGCCTTATCTGCTTCGGCGACTGCCGAATTAAAACAGGCGATAGTGCCTTCCTGGGCATTAGATGCTCCCTGAGTATTAAAAGTGAGTTCAATAGAGCATGGTTCGTTAATAAGAAAGAGTGGAAGTTGAATCTCCCTCATAGCAGGGAACAATTCACTAATCTTAATACTAAAAAGTGGGGTTTCGGCATCAGATGCTTTAAGTGAGTATTGGGGAAGAGATGTAGCATTGAGACCATCATACTGAGCATCACGAAGTTGGAGAAGACCTTTCTGATCAGCATCAGGGCAGACCACATCGACAGTGCCTACCTTAACCATATCTTTCTGGGACTTTTCCTCTGGTGTCTTAAATTGTCGCCTAATAGTCATATATGTACCATATTCATCAGTAATAGCGACTACTTTACTGCCGATGCGGAGAACCGCTCGTTTTATAAGACCATGAATACCAGTCTTAACAGGGAGATATGCCTGAGCAGTTGCTCCTGGAGAAGTAGTCACCGCCAGGGTAATAACACTACCCATATCGAGAATACCTTTTCTCTCTAATACGAATCGACAGAAGTTTTGGTTAATAACAATAGGGTCGAGGACATTAGTTTCAATGTTCATGGTAGAGACAGTGCTCATCGTTGTTGGTTTGAGTGCTTCCGGTATAGAACTTGCCATTTTATAATATAGATATATTTTTTTTTTCAGATAAATAATTTAATTAATTAAATCATAAATTAATTAAAAAATAAAAAAACTAAATATTAATTTCCTAAATTAAGTCTGAACCATAACTCCGTTAGGTGAATAAGTAAGAACATTCTTCGCCACGACATAAGTATAAACACTATTAGGAGATTGTCCATCGAGATCAGATTCAATCCTTATTCCATAATTAGTATTCTTAAAGTCCACTCCCACTCTTGTGAGAGGATCGAAGTTAATACCTGCTCCGAATACCGGTTTAGGATCAGCGAGAGTTGGCGGTTGTTCTGGTGTAGGTGAAAGACTAAATCCTATCTTATCCGGAACACCATTCTGGGTTTGGAGAGAGATAAGTGAATGATTAGCACTTGGTAGAGGTTTAATAGCATCTAAAAACTTGGTCTCTAATTGAGTCTGAGGTCGTGCTTCCTGTCCTTCCTCTTCAATATCCAAAGAATAGTCGAGAGGGAACTTTGTACCACCTCTAATATAAGTGACTCTCTTAATAATTGCTTCCTGATCGAAAGCACCACCATTACTATTCGCCAGGCGATCAGTAGAAAAACCATCCTGGGCATAATTATTAATAAATGTAGTTGGGATAAAACTATGGAAGACTGAGAGAGTGTTAGTAGTTCCTAAATTATAATTCTGGGTCTGATCACTGGAATTGAGAACACCATATAACTGACTAATACTATTATAAATAAATTGTCCGGTTGCTGGAGAACTCATCTGCTGTCTGCCACTTTCGTCTGGAATAAGTAAATCATAAGTCACAGATAGATCACTAATTTCATAAGATGCTCCTGTACTAATAGGATTAAAAAGTTGTTTAGTTTCTGTACCATCATCAGCATAAGTTGAATAACCACTAATAACATGACTATCCGGTGCGAGTTCAAGGTTAATAAGCATACCCCTTAAACCGTTAGTTCCGAGTGGAATAGGTTGTCCTGAATTAAGGAGACCAGTACGGAGTGGAATACTAAAAGAGACTTCACGATTAACACTATGAGCACCTACGAATGATCGAGAAGCAGAGGCAGGATTACCTTGGGTTAAAGCAGAGTCTAAATCACTCTGAGAATGAGTGACCGGCACTACACTCGCCAGATATCGTCCGTAAGACCTAACTACTTCAAGAGTCTGGTTAGATTGTGTAGCGAGTGTAATTTGCTGAAAGATAGATGGAATACCTACACGTGAATTAAGTGCGATGCCGTTAGAAGTAGCATCTCCACCATCTGAGTTAGTAGGAAGACCCCCACCTGGTTTTTGTAGTCTAAACTTTCCATTAAGTCGAAGTGTCTGTCCATTAAGGAGTTTGTCCTGATTTGCGATCTGGAATTGAACTATGG